GATCCCCGCGCGGGTGGCGGTGGCATTCGTTAAAAACAAGGCCGCGAAAGCGGCCTGTGACATGTCACGTCCCTTTTCTGAATGATAGCCATTCGAAAAATGATGACATTCCACCGCAGACAATAGCAAAGATGATCCCACCAAAGAAGAGAAGGCCAGCCTGCCACCACTCCCACCGCCATACATCCACAGCGCCAACCATACCAACAATCGCTCCAACAAATGGAATATAGCTCACGATGAAAGCAATGGGGGCTGCAATTATCCAGTGCAATCCCCACCATGATTCAAGCCCAGCCATAATTGCTGCCAACTGAAAAAGACCAACGACGATATAAACAATGAATCCTATAGCTTGCATGTAGTCACCTAATTTACCCAGTAAAAATAAGAGGCCTCCCCTCAATAAGGCTTGCAACAAGAACTACTCCCTGCACAACAAAGATGAACCAGCAAATAGCTTGAGTCTGAGGGTTAAGAAAATATTTGTAGCGGTCAATAAATAACAATCCACCAGAAATTATCACACTCAAAATAATTAAAAACACAACACTTCCTTATTGCGGAGTGACATCCTGTGGTCGCCACCAGTATGTCTGGTTAAACTCTTTCTTCGAACGTTGCTCCATTTTACGCAAATAGCCTGGTGAAAAATACTCCTGCATCTGGTTAAAGATCATGTGATCGAGAGCCGCCTTCAAGTACCAGAGATTCGCACCAGGCATCAAACCTTTCCCCAGCTTCACCAGATCACCACCAGTCTGCTCACTCTTCCCTTCCACAGCATTTAACGGTATGCCCTGAGCAATCTTCACTACGTCATCAACCAGACCAGCTACCGGGCCAAGCATCGACGCCAGCGCGCCGCTTCCGTACCTAGTGTGATCTGACAATAAAAAGTCACCGTAAAGGCCAAGACCACCACCTTTCAGTAGAGCACCAAGCCAGAATTTTGCGGCATCTTCTCCTGTCATCTCTCGAGGATTACGACCAGACGCAAGGTCGTTAAGTTGCTGCGACAAAGCGCCAAGAATGGTCGTACTGGCAATAAACGTCGCAATATATGCCGCACGCCCACCAGCAGACGGCATACCCATAGCGCGTGACCAGTGACGCATAACAACCGAGATAGGGAACGATTTAAACAGGAAAACACTTCTCGTTAATTCACCTTTCCATGTTCCACGCTGAATACCAGAACCGGTTATCAGTTGCTCACGTGCTCCCGGTGTAATAACAGCCATATCAACTTCTTCAGTTACGGCACCGAGCAGTTTACGCATTGCCTCAAATTTCACGCGTTCAGGCTCACCAAGATGTTTAACTGCTGAATCAGGGATACGCATAATGCTTTCCGGTGTCAGCATCGTATTATTACCGTTCCCCCAGTCCTCCTGTTTCGCCAGCTTCCATACGCTCCAGTCTGTGTCAGTAATCCCTTTGCTTTTCAGGATACGAAAATCAGAGTCATCGAGGCTACGAAGGTCTGGTGTCCGTGACACTACTTCTCCCAGGCTTCCCATCATGGTTACGCCATAGGCGCGCTTGTGCGCATCTGACCATGCTGTAAGCCCACTGACACGCATTACCGCCGTTGCCGCCCAACGAGACACTGACGGCCCCATATTATCCATCGCCCAGCGGTTAACGCTGCCAAGTAGAGATTCCATCGCCAGACCAGCGCGGCGCGCCCGCGCAAGTTCTGTACGGTTCGTTGGGTCCATAGCTTCAAGCTGGTTGCGGAATAACTGGTTCATTGGAAGGTTGGTAACCTTCGCAGACAGATACATGGTTCCAAGATCAGAGAACGATGACAGCAACGCGGATCCGAGTCTGCTGGCAACCAGCCAGTTGCGGATATTGTCAGACCATCGCGCGATGTGCGGATTCGCTACAGGCTGTGTCTTTCCGGAAATAAAGTTGTACAGATTCTCTGTGTTGTTCGCCAGCCGCTCGACTTTACCGGTTTTACTCGGGTTAGCTGTTGCCGTTTCTGCCTTCACCTGATCAAGAAGAGAGCGGAAAACATGATCGGGGTTTGGGCCATATGTTTCCACCAGTGCAATATCTTTACTGATACCTTCCAGGTGACCGACCATGATTTCCCATAGAGAGCGATCGCCATAAAGTTGCTGATATTGCAGATAGGAATCTGCATCTTTGAAATGTATCTGTCGTGATGCATTACCCCGGTTAGCACGTGCGCCGGAAATTCGCATTCCGGTATCAGTAAGCTTATTCAGCCCACCAGTAGCGATCGTGTTATAAGCCTCTCCAAGAAATGCAGACAACTCGGCATCGTTCATCAGTTGTCCATCGACTCGGGTATAATATTTGCGATCCAGCTTACCTATAACATCGCTAACCCACTTATCCTTTGATACCGCCCCAACCTTTTCCATAGAATGATGTTGAGGGAGCCCCCAGTTTTCGAGATAGCCAATGTCCCCACCAGCATCATTAAACCGGCGGCGCAGTAGCTCTGTCACTTCTCTCCACGCCTTAGCACCTTTTCTTGCTTTAGCATTGCCAGTATTTTGCCCTCGCATTTCATATACCAGGTCACGCACGCCAGCTTCATCTTCAAACAGGCCAAAAAAGCGAGGATCAACTGCTTCAAATGCCTCCTGCAATTGACTCAATGCATAATCACGAGTGGCTTTTGTTCTGGATTCAACAGAGAGGAAATTCGATTTACCGTCTGCATTAAAAGCAATAGTACGGTTAAGAGCGCCAAGTTTCCCATCAGCCCCTTGATAGCTATTGATAAATTTATCCAATCTCTGACGTGCGGCTATAGTGAGGGCCACACGACGTTTCTTTAATGCCGCTTCTCGCTGTAATTCTTCAGATGCCAATTGTGCTGCTCGATATAGCCGCTCTGATTCGGAAAGTTGTCGCCACGACATAGGGTCATCACGAGCAATGGAGCGCATATTTCGATAAATGCGGTCTTCAATGTTCTGTATTTCTCGCGCCGTTAACATGCGCTGCGCCGCCTGCTGAACCGCTTGTATACATTCCTGTCTCATTTAATTTAACCTCTCAAGAAACACGCCACAGCGACATCAAACAGGCTGGAATCCTGTATTGCCTGCTCACTTTCCCTGTTCGCTTCATCCAGTGCTTCACGCGCACTGCGCGATTGTGGATTACCATCATCATCCAGCACGGTGATTATCATGTCAGGTGATTCAAGCAGCGAGTCTTCAGCTATGCGCAGATCAATATCTCCTGCCGGATCTGCCATCATTTTTTGTTCTGTCTGTTGCAATATCTTACCGGGCTCAAAAGGAGCTACTTCTTCTGGCGTCCTGACCTCTGCTGTTTTATAGAATGAAACAGCCTGAGCATTAAGTTCACTTTCTGCCTGCTGTCGTCGTGCCAGTTCTGCTCGAGCTTCAAAAAACTGACCTCCAGGCTCGTGCGGCGCCAACGCGTTACGAGAAAATTCCAGGCGTTCTTGTGCCTGCCGGATTCGTTGGTCAATATCGCGAAGTCTGGCCTGTTTATCTGATCGAGCACGAGATAAAGCCTTACCGCTACCGGTTGGCTCTTCTGCAAGAATTTGTGCGCGCTGTTCAGTGAGATTTTCAATAATTCGTTGGCTATTAGCGATTTCAGACTGGTAAACCTTTCTATCGCCACGCGACAAAAGCTGCGCGGCCTGTTCTTCAAGCAACCGATTTTCTATAGCGCGCGCCGTTACTCCATCATCTACAGATGACAGAGCCTCATTAACTGCCTGAGACAGCAGACTCTTGCGCCCAGGAATTTCACTGAAAGATGCAGACTCAACAATGCTGGCAACGTCTACAGGTCTCCCCTGGCTAACATCAGACATGGCTTTTCGCAGAGCCTGAATGTGCGAATTACGCGAAAGCACGTTGATCGGAACGCCGGGAGCAATATCAATTTCAGCATGATGAGCGGCATTCGCCGCCAGTGCAGCATCAATATCAACTGGTGAAAAATTTGGTGCGCTTGTAGACTCGCCGCGAGAGTTAATAAATCTGCCGACACCACCAAACGCCACCCCAAGAACAGCATCAATAGCAATTGCCTGTCGATCCAACACATCATACTGGTTAGCCATTTCGCTATAGCCACCATCACGAAGCGTTTTTGCAGTAAGCCCACGCTGTGCCATACCGAACGCAATATTTGTACCTGCGGCATAGGCAATATCTGGCGTTGCACGTATTGCTGTTGCTGCGGCGCGTCGCACTGAACTTTCACCCGTCCGCGCAAGCTGAGCCGCCACACCTTCCGCCAGCGCACCACCAGCACGTAACCCGAGGCTCATAGGGATCAGTGTTCCGGCACCAGCAGTAATACCCTGCACTAATCCCGCTTCCTGCGCCGTCCTGAAATCAACACCCTGTGCTGTCAACCGTTCAAACTCAGAAAAACCCTGTAGAGAAGTTACCGCCGCAGCACCTCCGACCGGACCACCGAGCGTTGTACCGACAACAGCCTGCCCGCCCATATCGAACAACCCATAAAGGACCTGCCCGGCGGTTCCGGTTGTCGCGGCATCAGGCGTCAGCCGCTTAACCTGCTGCTCTGCTAGTTTTCTCTGCTCAGCAATGTATGAAACTGAAGTGTCATTGAGCGAGGTGTTTTCGTTAACAAGCTGAGCAATCGGGGATACGATTTTATCCATCCCTGCCCATAGCAACTGATCTGGCTTTGCCACCAGCCCGGAGTACAAACCAGACAATGCCGCTCCTACAGCATTGTCGAAAAAACCAACATCGCTGTTAAAGCCAACTGGATTTGATGCTGCTTCGTCAAGCTGCTGATTCTGGTTTACTGGATTAAGGCCAAAGTAACTCATTGCGGAATATCTCCGGAGAATCTCTGACGCTTCTGTGTCAGATCAAGAACAACGGGAGAACCATCATCTTTTAGCAGATAACCAGTACCAAGTTTCACCAGGTACTGACTATCGCCGTAACTTTGCAAACCATACTGACCAGGCGGTGTTTTTATCCCTGTGCCAACAACTTGTTCATTCCAAGCCTGATTAACCTGCTTATCGAATTGCTCTGCAGACATTCCCCACGGCAAAAGAACATTCCCCATTCCGTTATAGTCATGCACGCCACCTGTAGCTACGTTAACAGCCTGTTTCCAGATATCATTGTCAATTTCGCCTGATACCACGCCTTTTTTCGCCATCACACCAGCGTAATAGTCCTTTGCGATCTCGTATGCCATTGATGCCCCCTGAGCATCACCAGCAAATGCATTCTTCACCATGTCAGAAAACTCAAGGCGAAGATCAGCATCTTTAGGCATCGGAATACCTTTCGCGTCATCAGTACCTTTACGAGCCGCCGCGCCAGCAAGAATTGTCTGCGCAGCGGTTTCTGGAGACACGGAAACATCCGGATTAAACCAGTTTTTTTCTGCCAAAATACCACCTGGCTTATCCATCAGTATCCCGGCAACGGCAGCAGATGGAGCGTTGGCACTGATCTGCTGTAGTGCTGACATATACACCTGCCCACCACCAGTGCTCTGCCTGATGGTATCGAGATATGCTGCCTGTTGGGAAACGGGCGCATCACGAAAGAAAACACCGATCTGATTGGCCTCGTCTTTGGAAAAGAACGTCAGTGGAGTGCCATATGACTTAGCAAGGTCACTGACCTGAGCAGCACGCAAGGCAACGCTCTGTCCAAAGTTATCCTTATTGCTCATGTCGATAGGCTTTGCCTGTCCGGCGGCAAGAGAGAACTGTACAGGATCAGCCTGTCGCTGCTTTATCACCTGACTTGCAGCCGACACAACGTTGTCATAAAGAGCGGCTCGTGCCGCATAACCCTCCCCTGTCTCACCAGTATCCGGGCGTAATTGCTCAACATATGCTGTAATGCTGCTTGTCGGCATGTTGCGGAAAGAGCCTATATACTGTCCGGCGATTTGCGTATTTCTGAACTCGGTATATCGCAGGTTTCCTTCTCTTACTCCATAAGCTGCAATAAAATCAGCCTCACCAGGTGGGTTAGGAAATTCAACGCCACGCATATACGCAGCTGTCGCATCGCGAACCTGGCTGTCAATCATCGTTTTATATTCAGCCTGCTGCTGCCGACGCAGTTGATCCGCCTGTCGCATAAAACTTGCCTGCGCCTCAGGAGATGCCGCATCGAATGCTGCATTACCGGTATAGCGTTTGGTGTTGGTTGGAATTGTTGATAAACCAAGTGCTGCACTGACACCAGCAGTTAACTGCTGATCACTGTATGGCTGGCTACCGTTCTCATGATGGATAATGGCTGCACAAAGCGCCTTCAGGGTATCAGGATTAGATGCATCGAGAGGCTCATCAGCAGAAACGCCAAGTTGTTCGCACACTGCTTTGATATACGACATAGTGTCATTTTTATCAGTAGGCGGTGCCCAGCGATTAATTATCTCGCTGACGGTATCAATACCCTGCCTCTGATACGACATCAGGTTCCGCCCTAATGCACGAATCCCGTGTTCAGGTGTTTCGAATTTAGCAAATCGACCATCATCACCGGTCTGGCCTACCCACGGATTAGTTTTGCTGTATTCGAGATTTCCTGGGTTATTGTTGCGTATGCCACGGGCACGCTCGGAAGAGTCACTATCTGCTACAGCACGGCGAGCTCCAGCAGCAGTATCACTTAACTCGCCATTACTTTGGATGAATGCGGTCGCATTGTTTGCCGACCACTGGGACAATGCAGCATCAGCAACCTTCTCTTTAAACTCGATTTTCTTGGCCTGGATTTGCTCGTCACTCCAGCCATGTGCAATGCCGTAATCCTCAATTTGCTGGAAAGTTTGCTTATTAGCCAATACGTATGCGGCGTTGTCGCCATACAATGCTGCGGCATTTTTACCATTGTTCAGCAGCGTAGCCTGAAACTGGCCTTCTTCGTAGGCATTTATTTGCCCTATCTCGTGCCGCCCGGCCTGCGTAGTGAACTGAATGCGCTGCTGCTGCGCCTGCTGCATGAAAGCATTACGAGCCTGTTCATCCGGCAGCGACATAGCCAGTTGTTCGACCTGAGCATCAAACTGCTGCGTATACTCCTGACCTTTTCCAATAGCATTTTTCCCTTTCAGGTTAAGCAATCCTGTTTCAGGATTATTCAGCAGATCACTGCTTATCTGACTGAGGTTAAGAGATGCCTCCTGAGCCAGAGCGATATTGGCACGCTGTTTTGCCTGACCAAAAACATCAATTGCCTCTGTCCCTGCCCGAACAAAAGCATCACCAATACCTGGCTGAGAAAACGTCTGCAAGCCTGCTGACTGAACTCCACGGCTCTGAACCTGACGGCCGGATACTGTTGGTACGACTGGCATTATAATCCTCCGGGTAATCTGGTTCCTGCTGCTGCCCCGATTGGCGCAGGAGTGCTTTGAGTAAACGGACTCCACGTCCCACCAAACATCTGGTACGCACCGTATGCCTTCAGAGGCGCGGTGAGCAATGTTGTTGCTGCTCCCACATTCCCCTGTTTACGGGCTGAACTGGCTTCTGCTTTATAGTTGGCAGCCTGAACCTGATAACCGTAAGCCTCGCGTTGCGCGTTATTCACCGTCGTCAGCGAATCAAGAGCGCCAAACTGGGCAGTGTCGCCAAATATATCCAGCGCGTTACCTGTAGATAAATCAGCGCCGGTCGCCCCCATTGTCGCCGCCTGTGTACCAAGCCGCTGTCGGGTCTCTCTGCGCCGTTGCTCAGCTTCAGCGTTACCCCTGTTTATTGCATCATTTGCCTGAGCTGTGGCTATATCTGCGTTAGCTTCTGCAACCTTCGAGGCATACTTTCCCTGTTGGTACTGGGTGTATGCCTGAATGCCACTCATGGCGAGCATTGCACCACCAGCAATAACCGGATCGCACATTATTTTCTCTCCATGTGAAATCTGTGGAAATTAAGACCAAGAGCACCATAAGGCGCGGCTTCTTCAAGCCTGAATCCAAGCCAGTGCAGCCATGCTTTGGCAACATGGTTTCGCTCGTCGACATAGTTTTCCAGGCGCGGATAAACTGCCAGCATCTGCTGCAATACAGGGCGGCAGTGGCGAAGAAATGTCTTCTGATATTTTTCGATACGGCTGGTTCCGACCAGCCAGGGCGTACCATTGCCACCGATCATTGACGCCGGAGATACGCCAAACATGGTTACCAGTTCTCCGTTCGCAAATCCTGACCAGGCCATAGTCGCAGTACGCAGACCAACACGCAGCGCATCTTCGGTAGTCATCAGTGATACCGCATACAGTTCGTCAATATCAGCCTGACGAACATCCGGCAAAATCATCTGAAGATGCTCTTCGGTTGCGGGAATAATTTGAACATCTATCATCAGAATCCCCCAACAGTAAGGCGAGGAATAACGGCAAGAACAGACAGCGGCAACGGATCAAGCTGACGGATTTTTACACGTCCGTTTTTGCCCCAGTTACTGTCCAGTTTCACTTCTACTTTTCCGGTAGCATCATCAACAGGATCATCGTAGAACTCGAATTCACGCTGTGGATATTCGTACCATTTACCGCCAGGCGTAGTCGCCCAGATGCCGCGGCTGGCATTCACAACCAGAGTAACGGAGGGGATCACCTGTTTTTTGTCCAGCAGCGTTTCCTGTCCGTTAATGTTGATATCCAGTGTTTCGAATTCAGCAGTTATTGGCAGGCCGATGTGCACTACAGCCCCCGGAGATTCCAGTGTGACGGCACCTCCGGAAACAACTTTCTGTGGCTCAACATTCGCATCAGAAAGAATGTTTACGGTCTGTCCTTCAAGATGAGACAGGCCTCCAAATGTCCGGCGCGCCATCTGCCAGTTCGTGGTGGCCGTATTCCTGAGGGATGGCGGGACGTTCCTGTTGGCACGAACCACTACAGCGGTATTGCTGGTTACAGAAATAATGTCGCAACGTAATTCTTTTGACACTTCATCGCCAGTATCAGGATCAGTTCCGGTATAAGGGAACTGTAGTTGCGCACCGACATCACTACTGGTGAAGTACGCACCACCAGAAACACTGATTGTATATTCCGCGCGGTAATCCCATTCGCCAGAACCACCAGTGATTGTCATCGTTCTGTCAGACGTATTTCTTCCATCATAGCTAAGGCCAGAATCAACAAAGAAAGCATCTTCATCGCTGGTAAATAAACGGCTGGACAGTCGCTCGATGTATCTCACTGTTTGCCCGTTAACGGTTCGGTTAATGACGAAATACACCGCATCTTCATTGCCTTCGCTGATACTGCATGTGCTTTCATATTTTCCGGTACTGGACTGTGGTGCCCATGCAAAAACCTGTTGATCACGCAAATAGGTCATCACCAGTAATTTACCGTCATCACGAATGCAGAAGGCGCTGGAGTAAGGGACAATAGAGAAGCACCAGTCAACAATGCTGTGCTTCTGAAAAAGATGATTGGCAAGGATAGTAAGGTCGTTCCCCTGATAGCCGTCAACATCGAATGAGTAGGCCAGATCACGGACAACACTGCCTTTCTCCTGGACGAACAGAGCAATATTCGCCACGGCAATTGGTGGGACATTGCTCGAGCCATTTGATCCCTGAGAGCTGAATGCAAATGATGATGGGGTTAACACTTTGTTCTGGTCGCCGGTGATGACGTACTCACCTCCGGAAGTCAGCGCCACCAGCGAACCAACATCAATCAGGTGGCGGATCTCATTAACCTGACGCCCGGCATAGGTGTAGATAATTCTATCGTCATCCTGCGTAGGATTGCTTTTGCCAAAATCCTTATAATCCCCAGTACGGCTGGCCCAGATAGTCTGAGGGAACGCAGTCGATGCGGCGAAGTAAAGACGCTGTTGATAATAAACAACAGTGCCAGGATAACCATTAACACTGTTCCAGGCATATTTAGCCCATTTATAGCTGGCATTATCCTCGCCAACGACCTGCGAAGGGATATAGGAAATCACCTCAGCAGTTGCAGTAGTGCCATTTACAGCAGTTATACGGGCAATGCCAAAACCACTGTGCAGATACTCCCACTCAATGCCAGTATCATCATCACCGGAGCCTCCCCAGCCATCCCATGATGTGCCTTCTGTATGCGAAGGGCGCAAAGTGCCTGTTTTGCCTGCTGTAACGGCGCGATAGTAGTTACTGTCTGCACGGCGAATATCGCCAATCGACGTACTCTTACTGGTTTCCCATACCGGTACTGAATCCACTGCTGGCTGTTCCAGATAGAACAATTTGCCTACCTGCTCCGCGCCAAAAATAGAGGCGCTTGCCGTTAACGTAATTGTCCCGGTGCTGGCGCTGGCATAAACCGTCACTGACTCGTCAATATTGATATCTTCAAATGGCCCGTTCTTCGTTACCACATCAACCAGTTGCCAGTTGTCATGCGCATAGCGGCGCAACTCTTTCGGCGGGTATGCCGGATGAACCAGCGTAAGCACGTCTGCGCTTTGCGTGAATTTAATTCTGAACAGATCGGCTTCAGTATATGGCGTGGCAATTTCATAAATAACATTGCTGCTGTTCAGCACCAACGCACCATCTTTGATAACGCGCATGTACTGGTGTCCGAACTCCAGAGCATAAGTCTGAACCGTCGAGAACTGGAACGGGATCAGGCGGCATTTCCGATTTGGGTATTTGGCGGCACCGACAAAACGCGTACCAGGTCGACTCTCAACGCCGCCATACTGCCGCACGATAAAGTTATCGCACTTGCGCAATGCCACCTGGTACTTCGCCATGTCGATACGACCGTACAACGACGGTCCAATCTCACCACCGGCAAAGCTGGGCTGGATCCAACTGATAGCCATCAGGACAACCTCGCAATGGTAAACTCGTCAACCGGTGGCTGTGGTTCCTGTGATTCATTCTGGCTATGCGAGCCAGCACTAAGAATCACGCGATTGTACATATTGAGGGCAAACGTACCGAGGTCTGCATTCCCAGTCAGCGCCATGTTAATAGCTGCCGCAAGACGCCAGGCCAACGCCTCCATAAAAATGGCATCAAACATGTTCACATCTGTAACGCGAGAGACATACTTGAGCCATGCCTGAGGCTGGTCTGTGTAGATCAACTTTCCTGTTCCGTTGGTGTCTACACCTACTTCGTACTGAACGCGCATTGCTGCTGTTGGATTGCGTACACCAGGAAGCATAATTTCAGTAATGCGCAGACAATCGGACGGGTACTGATACGCATATTCCCAGTCAGGCGGTGGATTGCTCGTATCTGCAAGCGCCACGCGTTTGGTAGCAAAGTTCCAGTCAAAATCAGAAAGCACAGCATCACGGCAGGCCTCAAAGTGCAGCGAACATTCCCCCGCTTCCTTGCTGGCTTCCGTCAGGCTGTTAATGCTGCGGCTGTTGCCAATATTGGACAGCGCACGATTGCAGATCTCTACTACAGAGGCCATAAGTTTCTATACTCCTGCAATAAAGGGGCCGAAGCCCCTTGTCTGATTCGCGAGGCTTACACGCCCAGTTCTTTACGCTTATCTGCGATCTTCTCGCGGAGCGTTTCGGCTTTGGCGTTATGGTGTGGCTTCTCGTTAAAGAGCAATTCGTACTCTTCACGGAGCTTATCCAGTTCACCATCATCTGACACATCGTTGATGATTTTGGTGCTGGTTGCTGCCATAGACACCTTTCCTGCAACTTTTGCTTTTGCCTGTCTGGCTGCATCGTTAACAGGTTCCAGTGCGCTACCAGGCTCACCTTCGTATTCGATTTCTGCCCCCTCCGGCCACAGTGTGTTATGGATATGAGAGAGGCGCAGAACGCGGTATCTTGGTTTCTCACCTGACATCGATATCACCTTAACCAGTTACTTTTGAGCGGATCGGGTACGGCGTATTGGCATCAGCATCCAGACTGATACCCGCAGTGAATTTGCCGGCCGTTAGTGGGCCAGTTGCGACGGAGTAGTTAACACGCAGATATCGCTGAACACCGGCAGGCACCTTTGCAGAAACAACTCGTTTACCTGCTGTCAGGGTAGCCTTTGCCAGTGCGCCACTATCATAAATAGTGGACCATGAGCTGTTATTCTCACTCGTCTGCAACTGGATGTTTACAGTTGCCTCACCACTTGCCGTGGCGGCTTCGTTAACCAGCACCCAAAACTCAAGCGGGTAACCCACACCGATATCGCGACGGTTTCCGTCAATTGGACCGAGATCGATTACGTCAGTAGAAGCCGCGGTATCAGTTACCGCCTGTGCTTCGGAGAACATCAACAGTTTGTCGGTGATCATCTTCTTTCTCCATTAGTGGGCCTGTTGCGGCCCACAGGTTAATAACAGGCGTTACACCACGCGGGCTTCTGTTTCCAGAAGTGCGTCAGTTTCGCGAATCGGCACACCACGAAGTGCTGTCCACCATTCGCCTTCTGTCTCTTTCACGCTGATCGCCAGAGAACTCTTCTCCAGAGATTGCAGGTCAAGCACTTCGTTAATGGTTCTGTTCATGTAGAAAACAGGACGTCCCATCCCACGATTTGGGATTCGATGAAGGGCACGAATCATCAGTTTTGCGATATTCGCGGCAGTAGAAGGAGCGTCAAGATTACTGACATCAATGTTTGCGATACGAACTACATAGCGCCAGTCACGTAATGTCAGCCCGTTGTCCCACTTATAATGGGTACGATAACCTTCGTACTTGCCGCCATTAGCATCTTCCAGTGTCACCTGGCCTTTATCTTCCATCTGAATGCCAGCCTTCTGTCCTTTCGGGAAGATGCCATGCACGGTGTTTTCGCCCCACACCACTAACCAGATTGAAGTGTTATCTGTACCCGTGCCACCAGCATCAATGATGTTCTGAGCATTACCCGCAGACAGGCTGGAATATCGGGAGGACAGTCCCATAAACTGCTGAGGGTTAACGCTGGAATCACCGTAAAACAGTGTCTGCGCCATCGCCTGATTCATCGCTTCAATAAATGCTCGGTCTTCAGACAGACGGAATTCGGCAGTATTACCGTTCAGATCAGCCAGAGACTTATCGACTTCAGCATAGGTTTCCAGCATGCCAATGGAATCGGTGACCTGCACTGTGGTTGATTTGCTTGGCTGTACGCCATAGTTCAGCAAACGCCAGGTAGCGGAAGGTAAACCAGAACGAATGGTGGTTCGGTGTCCGGTAGGAAGGTTTCCTTCAACAAAAGGCATATCCTGAAGAATTGGGTTAGTTTGATTGAGAAGCTCGATAATCTTATCGACTTTCCCGTTTGGATCGACGCGCTTACCCCAGTCAGCCAGCGTTAGCGCAGTTAAGCCTTTAACAGCCATTGTCATTTCCTCTCTTATTTGCCATAGAGCACTTCGGCCGCACTACGCTGGCCTTCATTACCACCGGTGACCATGCCATCTTCAGACATCGCCTTTCCGATTTTCACGAACGTTTTGACCAGATCAGGGTGATTACCCAGCCCGGTGGTGTTCAGATATTCTTTGAGTTCAGGTGTCCCGAACTGGTCAAGCGCACGCTGTGCGGCGCTAAGGTTAGAAATCAACTTGTCGCCACCGATTTCTTTGTCGGCTTTTACATCCGCAGCCCACTGCTCGGTTGTTTTCTGCCAGGCTTCTGCCTGGCGCTGCTGAACACCTGCCAGAATCTTCGGATAAGCATCAACCAGCTTTTGCGCTTGCTCGTTGGTCAGGTTTAGTTCTCGCGCCACCGGCTCGAATTCCTTCAACGCTTCTGTATCCAGCTCTACGCCTTCGGCAGCCTGAAACTCGTACTTCTCAGGCGCACCCTCTGGTTTATCGCCGTCCTTTTTTTCATCCTGCTTATCGTTTTCAGGCTTTTTGTCATCAGCAGGTTTATCGCCATCAGCAACAGGTTGTGGCTTATCACCTTCCGGTTGTGATGGATCACCAACTGGAGCAGGGTTATCACCTGCAGGCGCTGACGGTTCTGACGCAGCCGGAGCTGCTCCACCATCGACTGGTTGCTCATTGCAAAGACGGCGATACAGCAAACGCTCAAATAAATTCATGATCACTCCTGTTCACTGGCCTCTTTGGCCATCTTCAAATACTGTTCAGGGCAATGCGCCATAACGCGCTGAAACAGTTCCAGCGCCAGATTGCGTTGCCCCTCATTAAATGCCATTGCCATAGCATCCATCGGAGAGATAGCGGAAAACACCCGGCCTTTCTCCAGCACCGACCAGACAACGCGACGCCCCTGTTCACTGCTCATGACAAAGCGAATGTCATCAATTTCACGCTGTGCCATGTCACGTTGCTTACGGGCGTTTTCTTCTTTCAGTTGATCGTCTTCGTAATCTGTCATTGTGATTGCCCACCCTGACCACTAACTGCATTCGCCATAGCTGACAAAACACTCGGATCCGAAGTTTTAGCTTCGCTTAGCGTCTTGGCACCCTGTGCCGCCGCCATCCCCATCGCCATCATTTGTTGCTGCTGTTGTTGCTGTGCCCGTTGCTGGCGAGCCTGCTCAACCTGTTCCTGCGGAACAATGACGGTTGGAGACACTCCGGACATATCAGCGAATGCATCGATCGCCTGATCAACGTTGAGTTTGTCGAGAGCTTCTGGTTTCGCTTGCGCAAGTTGACCAATGAAGTTAACCGTGGACGCCAGACTGGACAGGCCGATAGACTTCTGCGCCTGAGCCATGACGGAAATGTATTCGACCTTCAGGGGCATACCTTCCATCACGTCTGGCGGTGGCGGCAGCATGTTTTTACGCACCATCATCGAGAAAGAGCGGTCAATGAGAGGATTAAGACATTCGTCGTTCAGGCGCTCCAGAACCGGCCCCAACATCAGAAGTTTTTCTTCTTTCATTTCGATCACCGCTTCCACAGGCATCGAGCGGGTATTGATGTTCTGCAACATCATGAACAGATCGACAAAGTAGGCGCTGTTAATGATTTGACGAGTGTCCTGAATGTCTGCCACCAAATCTGCTGTACTGGGGTTAACCAGATAAGCAGGCCTGAAACCATCCTGACCAGTAATCTGATCGATATACGTGATGTCGCCAGGAAGAAGGGAGGCGCGCTGATTCTTGAGGGAAGTCGGAGCAACCATCGGCGGATTGGTGGCTTTATCAATCAACTGCGACTTGCGCTTCTGGAGAAGCTGCAATGCCTTAACAGGTCCAAGCGCCAGCATACCCGGGCATGATGATCCATAAACATCTTCGCCGTTAACTTCCCAGCGCGGAGCCATAATTGGAAACTCATCGAATCCGGACTCACGCAACAACTTGTCGTTATCGCCACCAACCTCGTAATAAACCGATTTGAATGGCTTGTTCTTGCTATCCAGCTTCGATGTATCGCGGTCAATGTTCGGGTAAACCGAATGCATCACTTCAATCCACTTCTCGTAGGTGCCGCTTTCCCACATGCTTTTTACGGATTCGCTGACGTTATTTAGCCCGAACTCCTGAACAAGCTGACGAACAGTCATAGAGAACTTGCGAAAACAGGTGTCCACACTGCCACGAGGTGAGTTAGCCAGGTAGTAACTGCCTATCGGGAATGGCATTGTGCGAATGATGTCCTCGTCATCCTCCAGCACCGCCATTGCACCAGTGCTGTATGTGCCGAGGCTTCCGTATAACTGCGGAAGAGACTGGTAGAGATTCGACTTATTGAACATATCGTTCATGCGGTTCTGCACCGCCTCGAGCCACAACTTAACAGGACCATAATCCATCATTTCAGGATCTGGCGTAGCCAGGCGAAACCACGGACGCGCAGGGCTTGTGATGCCTGACATCATGCCGCTGGCGAGAGTGCGCGCCGCCATAGTCCCGGTCGAATCAATAATGCGTGTATTGCGTCGATCGTTACGGTTGACTTCAGAAGTCAGAAAGCGGGAACCACGCGGGTTGATGTAATCACTCAACTCGCGCCAGTGCGGCTCGAACGACTGACGCTCGCTTTCAAGTTGTGCGAACTGTTTGTTCAATCGCTCTTTAGTTGTTTCCGCCATTTCAATGACTCCGGTTACTGACCAAGCAGCGTTTTACCGCTGGTATTAGCGGTTGATGTGTCGCCCTGAGAACCGGTAAGCAGCGTAGAACTACGACCAGCAGCAGCGCGACGGCGACGTGTTTCTTCGTCGCGGGCATCAACAACGGCGGCATCCTGCTCCTGTGGTGCTGCCTGAACTTCTGGTGTTGCAGGCACTGATGGTGAGCTACCCATGCACATATCAATGACTCCGTACGCAATTAAATTATTACCAATTTAACCACATATGATTTATTTATCGTAGAAGGTTGACATTTAACGCGTTAATTATTACCTTTCAGGTAACCAAAGGGCTCATTCTGGTTACTAACCTGACTGGCTTGTCGTTAAATTAAACAGGTGGAGTGAGCTTTTATTTTGAGCAGTACGGCGTATGGCACATGCGCCGATAGCGGTCTGGATACGTTTAAGGGGCACCCTCCCTGGCTGTGGCAAACGAACCAGGTAGCCGGAATGTGCAAGTCGAGCGGTTTTATTCCGCGCACGGGGATTCACCATCCCGGCGATTCGGTGTGACGCCTCGGAAGAGACGAGGGTACAACGATGAGAGCATTTATGGAGCCGCGACAAAGTGTGGCGCCTTAACAGGCTAAGTGCTCTCAGCGTTGTGGCATTAGCTCAGTTGGACAGAGCAACCGCCTTCTAAGCGGTTGGTCGCAGGTTCGAATCCTGCATGCCACGCCAGAATCACGCCTAAGGACCGTGATGCCAGAAGTTCCAGGTGCTTGGCGGTGATGGTTTCCCTTGAAGGACTATCACCGCCCTTTTTACAGCAGGACGCCATTGCGATGACTTCATGCTGTAAACCAGTACAGCCACGGAAGGCATAACTCATTGCTTCCAGTTCGCCCGGTTCGCCGGGCATTTTTTAAGGTGAGATCATGAAGACAATTGATATGTTGGCTAAGTATCTAAATGAATGGCCATTAAAATATTCTCGTATCGTTCAGGCTGAAGACTGCATTTTTTATGGCGTTTTTGCTGGTAATGAAATGCATTACGAAGTAATTCAGAGTGAGGGACTGGCCGGGTTAACTCTTAGCGAAGACCATGGTACTAGCGTTACGTACCATGACTGGATTTCAGCGCAGAAAACTGAAATGGAAAAAGGCAATGTGTTTGATATTTCTCGCGCTGTATACGCCAAAGAAAAAAGTGATGATGATTACATGCGCGAAAACTTATACAACATGAAGTTACAATGCCTGGCTGAAGTGCTTAGTAAAAGATCTTTACTTGATGTGGTTGGTGCTGAGCAGGACGCCAAGGCAATCAACGCCGCATTCGATAAAATAACCTTCTAACGCCGTGACATGTCACAATCAGCCCGCCGATTCGCGGGCTTTTTTATGCAAAAGGATCATAGTCTGTGATGGCTTTGCCTTGCTGGTTCTGCTGCCCGGGAATTCGCAGACGCTTCGACACAGGGAACGCAAACGTCAGCAGTAGCGCATCGCCTTTACCAGGAGAACGCCCAAGTCGCTCTTTGATATCTTCCTTCGGTTCGATAACGATTTTACCGTCCACGCGAACTTTGTACTCTGCCGTCGACAGGTCGTCCGCTGTTTCCTGGTCATCCAGCATGCCGCCGAGCCTCAGCCATGTCTTGCATGAGTTGAACATCTCCCCACGCTTGTTGAGCATCTGCGGGTCAGTAGACGCGCCACCGAACGGAACAAGTTGCCATGTACGACCCCAGCCGTCACCGATTGACTTCAAACCGGTTCCGTAACCGAAGTCGATGAACACCGCGTCAGCCTGATACTGGTCTTCAAAGTCAGCGATACGCTTCGCCATAATCAGATCGTCGGTAGTCTTGTTGCCAGTCCACAGCACCTTACTGTGTAGCCCCTGCCGCAGGTATATCACCGCGTCATCAACGCCGGAGTATGCCGGGTCAACGCCGATTATCACCGGAGCATGTGCCACCTGCGCAGCGGTTACCACCCGTTTCATTGCCTCGTCAGTAAGACCGGTAGGGATAAACTGCAATTCAGATGCATCAGGGAATATGCCGCGCACACGGATTTTAACGAAGTCGCTGTCTTCCCCGTAGTCATCAACCCATTTCTGCAACTGCTGTTTGTTAGTGCCTTCCACCGTTCGGCTGTCAATCTGCGCAGTTTTCCAGCGGTGTTTATATTTGCGGAAACATTCGCGGAAACGTCCGGTATTACGCGTCGGGTTTCCGAACGCCACCCAGATAATCTCAGTGTCTTCGTCCGTTAGTGCACCCTCGGCAACTTCCCACACCAGATCCGCAATGTTCGACGCTTCATCGAATACCACGATGATGCGTTTGCGCTCGTTGTGTAGTCCGGCGAATGCCTCAGTGTTGTGCTCAGACCAGGGGATTGCGTCAGCTCGCCACCGCTTGTCGTGTCCAGGATCATTGCTGTACATCGCGGTAGCGGTACAGGTAAACCAGTCTTTCGTGATAGCAAGGTTCGACCACTTGATAATTTCCGGCCAGGTCTTCGTTCGTAGCTGGTTGTCGGTGTTGGCGGTCACCACAACCTTACAATCCTCGCAAGTGGACATGCCCCAGTTGATCAGCATTGAGATGAATGCGGATTTACCAATACCGTGACCAGAAGCGCGTGCCAGCATAAGCGGCTGATAACGCGTCTCTGGATTCTGCAGGTGATCACGTATCTCTCGGAACGCATCGGCCTGCCACTGACGTGGACCGGTAGCATGTGCCAGTTCAGTCCCCTCTTCCCCCCAAGGGAACGCATAGAGGGCATAGCCAAGCGGATCGTGAGTGAACCCTGCAATATCTTCGATTAACTGCTCTTCAGGAGATAACGCTGCATCTGTCACTGATTGCCATCCTGACGTTCTTTCAGTCTCTTCCTGGCTGCCGCTATGCGATCAGCAATTGTCACATTCACATTAACATCCAGGCGTTCTTTGAATGCATTGACATCGACGTGCTTACCAATCAGTTCGAGGTTCTTCACCTTGTCAGGCCATTTAATTTTTTTGAGGATTGTCTCTATCGAATCCTCGTCCATGTTCATGATGGTCGATGACAGATCAAAGCCGCTAAGCGTAGTGCGCCAGATTTTCGGCCACTCGCGGATTGGCTTAAGGCTCCCATCGTCGTTGAGGATATCAATCACGTCCATCTGGTCGATCTCCACCAGGCGCATGAGAACGTAATCAGCACTGACGCGCATTCGTTTGTTGCGCTCCTCCATCAACTCGGCAATCCGTTTCTGAATGCGTTCATCGCGCATCATGACACTGGCTTTAACTGCCGCTGTATTTGGGGAGAATCCTGCATTAATCGCAGCCTGAGTCTGATTTTCAGGCGTTTTGATGTATGACTGGCAATAAGCCTCCTGCATTGCTGTTAGTGGCTTAAATTGCGTTGATTTGCGTTTATAGGTTTTAGGTTCAGCAGGCATCATAACCACCATGGTAATAGTTACCGTTGTGGTAATAGTACCATGCAAAATAAAGCCGCCATAGTTGGCGGCAGTATTCAAAGTCCATCAAATTCATCGTAAAAACTCTCGTCAAGATACCCTTCCCATTTACCGCGAATGAAAATTACATCCTCGCCGCAAGGGTGCTGACTGTCGATAACTATATCCCTCCTGGCGCAACCATACTTATGCATGAGAAATTTAACCTCTTTCGGAAAATTTGCTGAGTTATCTCTCATATCTTCAAGGTCGTAGCGTATTTTTGGCATAACACCTTCGTGACATGTCACACTATTAATTTCGTTTCATGCCAGCCTTTAGTCACCCAGCATTGCGAGTCACCATTACACGGGCATGAATTAACGGGAACTCTCTCGCCGCACTTACCGCAAAGTTTTCTGCTGATCGATTTTATACGCCCGCGCACACGTGCATCATCCTGGCGGATCAGCAGCGCGATGTACTCGGCCATTTCATAGGGATCGTGACCAGGGCGCCGGGCGGCGCAGTTCCGCGCCAGCATTTCCTGCTCCTGCTTATCCAGCACCAGTTCAATTTTGCGCTCACCGGCGGCGGACTGCCGAGCGCGCTGCGCGGCTTTGCGCTCTGCTGCTGATTTAGCCATCAATATTCACCTTTATAGCGAACACCTTTACCGGTTTATCGCCGAAGTGCGGATGTGTGATTGTCTTGATTTCATATCCGTCATACGGGACGTCAATTCTGCGGCTGGAATCGTCGCGCTTCGGATATCCCTTTGTGATAATCAGGCGGTCATACTTACGATTAACGAGGCGTTTATTCCAGTAGTCATTGCACAGGCGATACTCTTCCGTTTTCTCCCCGCGAATCATGGCATCGAAGTATTCACCTTTGACGGCAAGTTGCAGGTTAGCCATTACCGCTCCTCCAGTCTCCATACTGCCTGACCAATCCGGCTGGCATGTTTATCTTTAGATACTGTTCCGTCTTTAGCAATCTCCATAAGAATTTTGCGCAAATCTGCCGAACGCCATTCTTCATCAGGAAATTCCTTCTCCATTGCCAACCGCAAATTCCAGGTTGCCATCCTGAATGGATATTCCCCGCCGAGAGCTTTATCTTGGAGGGCAGCCCGGGAACGCATCACCTGCAAAACCTTCTCTTTTACATCCATCATTTCGCCTCCTGCGGCGGTTCCGGTAGCGGCATCCAGTGAGTTGCTTGCTCAATACCATTACCCGGCTTAATCGTTGCATCTCCGCGCCGAAAGGTGCTTCCGGTATAGCGTGCGGAGCATATTAGCGGTTCAACCAGAGAGCTATCGAAATTCACCGAAATAAGCACGTTCTGGCCCTTTTCAGGCATTCGATCACTACAGCTTATCCAACTATCCGGAGTTCCCGGAGAGTTGCCATTTACATCGAAGTTTGGCTCTGCGTCCTGAACCAGGAGGATGTAACCATTCTTGGCTGTATCAAGTTCTAACGCCTCGGTGACGGTGCCGAAATAGCGATTACCTAAATCAGCATCACAAGTGCTTACATCAATGGAAACTTCCATCCCTTCGATTAATTCTGGCAAGTTGTAAGTTTGGCTTACAGGTTGGATACCCTGAAGCATGGCAGCGTGGCAGGCATCCTCTACGCCCTTAACTGCATCTGCGCAGTAGTTATAGCGATTGCATTCCACTAATTTCTGCTTGAGATTTTCAATTGCTTGCGCGACATCAGCCTGTATTACCGGCGCTGGCGGTGCGGTATAAAACTTCGTCCCCAACGGCAACAACTTCATCGCTTTTTCTCCCTTAATGATGCGATAAGTTGATTTCCCGCCAAGGTCTACCGTTCCATCCATAACAAGGCCGTGTCGCTTCTCTGAAACTTCACCAATAGGCTCTGCTTCCAGCGATGCCTGTGCGATACGAAACACATTGGCAAGCAGGCTGTCTGTAGATTGGTTGTCGTGCGCCGGGTCGCTCAGGAAACCAGTGATGAATGATTTAATTTCCGCGTTTTCTCTGGTAATAGTTGTCATTTGTTAATCCTCAAAACTTTATGCCCGGGCGCAAAAGCACGTGTTTTGTCTTTGCTTATTCGCCAGCCGTCCTTGCGCGCCTCTTTTGCACAGCCAGCCCATGACGTACCGATATACTCACCGAAGTCTGGCGTTTGATATTTACCATTTGTACACTGGCGACAATCACAGTAGAGATGCATGGTGTAACTTGCGGCAATAGCCATATCAGTCTCCTTTAGTGCGCAGGTGGTTTTTCCAGCGGTTTTGTGCCGCGCTGCGCTTATCTCGGACTCCCTCTCTGGCAATTCCAGAATATAAGTACAACACCACACGGCGATTGCTAACTCTCAACCACTGGCTGGGATGGCAACGTCTGTATACACGGGAAATAAGCATCTTTGCTTTACGGTTTTTCATCTTACTGCGTACCCTTTCTTCCGCCTGTTCTGTGCCGCGGTAGGCTTTTTGCAAAAACAACAATCCATCATCCCGTAATATTTCATCAACCCCATCCGTCGGTTGCTGAGTCTCACCCACTGCCAGACGCCAGGAGCGTTTCTACGAACTAACAGAATCTTTGCTTTACGGTTTTTCATCTTACTGCGTACCCTTTCTTCCGCCTGTTCTGTGACGCAGTAGGCTTACGCTTTGCGGCAAAAGCCACCTGACCAAATGGATGGAGTACCGCTATCTTATGGTTGCTAATAACCAGCTCCACCACACGCACAGGTCGCTGTAAAAAAAGTCGTTTTGCCTTACGGTTTTTCATCGCTTTGCTCTCCTGCGTCTCTTTGCTGCTCGTCGTGCCGCTGCAATACCGGTATGGCGGCGCTTTGGTGCTGGGGTGATGTTGTCAGCCATCAGGACCTGTGGCTTTGCAATTAGCGCAGAAGCCCAAAAACGAGTCGGGTACGGTAACAAGCCAATACATGCCACACGCACTACTCACCTCCGTTGATGCGAATGCCTGTTGCAATGCTGTTTATGATGCTGTCAGTGCATGGGGTAGAAAGCTGGGCATCTCCAGCAATTTTCATGACATCAACATCTGCATATCGAATACCGAGGTGTATCAGACCGGCTATACCTGACTTAAGCCGAGCATTTTCCATAAACAGATCCTTTGCCCGCTGTTTTTCTGCCTCAAGCTCAACGCGCAACTTCCCTACCGTTAGCGCAATATCCTCGTTCTCCTGGTCGCGGGATTTGATGTATTGCTGGTTTCTTTCCAGTTCATCCAGCAGTGCCAGCGCGATATCTGGCGAAAAGTGCTTCATAAAATCGTTAAGCGCATTAATTCGCTGATCGAAGGGCATTACAGGTGCTTCACCAGCAATTTTTGTTTTTTCAGCGATTTCACGAAGCTTTTGATAATCAATCTTGCTCACTGGTTGCCTCCTTTGCGAAGCTGTTCAGCAATACTTACGCATATCTCTGCGCCTCTAATCAGCCCCGGAACGTTCTTGTTTGGCCCAACTTCACCATCAACAAAATCAATCATCGCGTTACGAGCCATATCCACCCCCTGCGCACGTACTTCAGCCAGGAGAGCGTCGGTAGCTGGGGTTTCCGTGAAGTTGTCCTCCCAACCGTAGTGCTCCTGACGACAGAAGTTATTAAATTCCTTCTCCGACTGTTTAAGCGCCGCATTCTCCACTGCCAGCGCCGCGCACTTGGCCTCAAGAGCGGCAACCACTTCCTGATGGTCTTTGTACTTAACGTATGAGCCGGAGATGTCATCACCTTCGGTGTTTAGCCATGCGTCATTGCAATTCACTGCGTAGGTTCTGATGCTGATGCTCTCCCGCCCCTGACAGACGCCAGGCCAGTCAATAAAGTATCCGCAATGCCTACCCTCAGACGTGCGCGCAGGACTGAGAGATCCCCTCATAATTTCCCCAAAGCGTAACCATGTGTGAATAAATTTTGAGCTAGTAGGGTTGCAGCCACGAGTAAGTCTTC